GGCGCGAATCAGCGTGTGTCATAGTAGCGGTACCTGCTTAGATACAAAAAAAGAGTCAAATTAGAGGTTAATTCATTACTAATTAATCCTTAGTTAGTGAGTACTAACCTGTTGTTAATTAAAGCTATAAAGACTATTCTGTTATAACTAAATGATCTAAGTAAAGGGCTAACAAAGTAGTGCGACCTGCGGGGGATTACATTGTGGTAGGGAGTCCCGCCATGCTGTTGCATGAGTCCCGCCAGAGTTGTCTCTGTGTCCCGCTGGAGATAGCAATGAACTACAATGTAGTCTATATGAACTACTATTTAGTTTATAATGTACACTGGAGTATACAATGTATAGTCTAGTGTACACTAAGGAGGCATCTGTGTAGACTTAATGTAGGGTAGAAGTTGAACCGATGTAGTTCATAAGAATATAGTTAATATATGTCTTGACTTTTACAACAAAGTATGATACCCTCTATTCCTACTATATAGGACTGAACAGAACCACAGGGTAACGGTGCATTCTGATAACCATTCTTCTTGTGATAAACACAATCTCTGTACTCGGTTCCACTCTATATAGAACTAAGTAGTTCTAACTAGGTGTTTGTTTATGAATGTTGAAAGTGACGAGATAAAGAAGAAGGTTGTTAAAAAAGGACGACCAACTAAAGCTGCCATTGCTGCTAAGAAGAAGGGCAATAGGAATGCTGTTGGTAGACCGAAGGGTGACGCTGCTAGAATCAATGAACTCAAGGCTAGGTTGTTAGCAACGAGTGGTGATAAGGTTATTAATAAGGTTATAGCTATTGCGTTGGAAGATGGTCATCCAGTTCAGAGTGCAGCCCTTAAGATGTGCATGGATCGTGTGTTGCCTATTTCTTATTTTGATAAGAAGAATGAACAAGGAGGTCGCAATGCGGTTTCTATTACAATTACTGGTATTGGTGGTGCTTCTGTTACCAGTGGCGAAACCATCGATGGGGAATATGAAGATGTCTGAAGATCAACCTAACCACGCAGCAGAAGTATACAGTCTATTAAAGGCTAAAGGATTAGACCCTGATGCTATTGCAGCAGTGATGGCTAATATTGATGTGGAGACAGGTGGGCGTTACCAGCATGATACCCAACAACAAGGGGGTAATGGTTATGGCTTGTTCCAGTTTGACTATATGAAGCCTTACTACAATCAGTGGTTAATTGATAATGAACAAGAAGATAGTAAGTCTTCTCAGATAGACTTTGCATTAGGTTCCATTATGGGTGATAAGCCTATGCAGGTACGTAAGAATGCTGACTCTGGTTGGGTACAAGCGATGAATGAGAATGATCGTAAAGAGTTGAAAGCAGAGATGGAAGATCCCATGTTCGCAACCACTCTATCTAAGTCATTCTCTGATTTGTATGAGAAACCTTCCAAGCCTCACATGATGCGTAGGATGTGGTCAGCCTTTAAGTTCTCCCCTGAAGACTACGAGACATTGCCTGAATAATGACTGCACTAAATGTAGAACTCCTACCTTGGCAGCAAGATGTATACGAAGATCAGACACGCTTCAAGGTTGTAGCTGCTGGTAGACGTTGTGGTAAGAGTAGACTTGCAGCATGGTTATTAATAATCAATGCTCTGTCTGAAGGTAAGGGTAACGTGTTCTATGTTGCTCCTACTCAGGGGCAGGCTCGTGACATCATGTGGGATACCTTAATGGATCTAGCCCACCCTGTCATCCAGAGCAGTCATATCAACAACCTAGCCATTAAGCTAATCAATGGGGCAACAATAAACCTCAAGGGTGCTGACCGTCCAGAGACTATGCGAGGAATCTCCTTGAAGTTTCTTGTTATGGACGAGTATGCTGACATGAAGCCTGAGGTTTGGGAACAAATACTACGACCTGCTCTAGCTGACCAGAAGGGACACGCTCTATTCATTGGAACACCAATGGGACGTAACCACTTCTATGATCTATTTAGGCATGGACAAGGTGATGATCCATCCTTTGAGAGTTGGCACTTCACAAGTTATGATAATCCTAAGCTAGACCCAGAAGAGATTGAGAGTGCTAAGTTAAGTATGTCCTCATTCGCTTTCCGTCAAGAGTTTATGGCTTCCTTCGAGGCTGGTGGTGGTGCAATCTTCCAAGAGGATTGGGTTACCTTTGATACAGAGGAACCTGATGATGGTGATTACTACATCTCAGTTGACCTTGCAGGCTTTGCTGATATAGCTAAGGCTCAGAACTCTAAGCAACGTAAGTTGGACACAACATCCATCTCTGTTGTTAAGTGTGGCCCTGATGGTTGGTGGGTTGATAATATTATCTATGGACGCTGGGACGTAAAGAAGACAGCAGAGAAGATCTTTCAAGCTGTCCGTGATTACGAACCAATCTCTGTAGGTATAGAGAAGGGAGCATTAAAGAATGCTGTATACCCTTATCTAACTGACCTAATGAAACAAGAGCAGCAGTTCTTTCGTGTTGAAGAGTTAACTCACGGCAACAAGAAGAAGACTGATCGAATTGTTTGGGCCTTACAAGGGAGATTTGAGCATGGTAACATTACTCTTAATGAAGGAGATTGGAATACGGAATTTCTTGACCAGTTATTTCAATTCCCTAACCATTTGGTACACGATGATTTAATAGATTCTTTGGCATACATAGATCAACTTGCAAAAGTTAGCTATGCTTATGATTATGAAGAAGACGATTACGAATATATGGACGCTATAGCGGGATACTAAACTATGTCAGATGAAAATGAACTACTAATTGAAGAAACAGCCGAAGCTTGGATCATGGATAAATGTGAGAACTGGCGCGATCACTTCCAATCCAACTACCAAGACAGGTTTGACGAGTACTATCGTCTATGGCGTGGTGTTTGGAAAGGTGAAGACTCATTACGCTCCAGTGAACGCTCCCGTCTAATCAACCCTGCGTTACAGCAGGCTGTTGAGAGTTCTGTTGCAGAGGTTGAGGAGGCTACATTTGGTCGTGGTCAGTTCTTTGACATACATGACGATATGAATGACCCACAACGTCAGGACATTGAGTACTTGAAGAAGAAACTTACGGAAGAGTTTGCATTAAACAAAGCCCGTCAACACATTTCTGAATGTATTATTAATAGTGCTGTGTTCGGAACTGGTATTGGTGAGATTGTATTGGAAGAAGCTACTAGACGTAAGCCCTCTATCCAGTCTGCACTAGAAGGAGCAACGCATACAGTTGGAGTACATGAGACTCAGGAAGTAACCTGCTCTATTCGACCAATTATGCCACAAAACTTCTTAATCGACCCAACTGCCGCCTCTATTGAGGAAGCTTTAGGTGTTGCTATTGATGAGTTTGTACCGCTACACCAAGTAGAAACATTAATTGAACAAGGTATTTACGCAGATGTTGAAATCGGTTCCACCAGTAATCTCTCCTTCTTGGAAGCGGATCAAGAGATTAGTGCTTATGATGAGGATAAGGTACGCCTTACTAAGTATTACGGCTTACTACCACGTCACTTACTTGAGAGTTACCTTTATGACGAAGATGAGGAAGTAATCTCCCTATCTGAAACACTATCTGATAATGGCTCTAGCTATGTAGAGGTTGTTGCTGTCATTGCTAATGGTGAACACATCCTTAAGTTGGAAGAGAACCCTTACATGATGCAGGATCGTCCTGTTGTTGCATTCCCTTGGGATGTTGTTCCTAGCAGGTTCTGGGGACGAGGTGTTTGTGAGAAGGGTTATAATAGTCAGAAAGCTTTAGACACAGAGTTACGTGCTCGTATTGATGCATTAGCCTTGACAGTCCATCCTATGATGGCTATTGATGCTTCTCGTCTACCTCGTGGTGCAAAGATGGAGGTGAGGCCAGGAAAGTCAATTCTTGTTAATGGTAATCCTAACGAAGTACTAAAGCCTTTAAACTTTGGTAGCGTAGATCAGATTACATTCTCCCAAGCAGACCAGCTTCAGAGAATGGTTCAAAGTGCAACAGGTGCTATTGATAGTGCTGGGTTTGCAGGATCTATTAATGGTGAGAGCAGCCCCACTGCTGTCTCTATGGGACTAGGTGCTATCATTAAGCGTCATAAGCGTACCTTAATTAACTTCCAAGAGTGCTTCTTGATTCCGTTTATTCAGAAAGCTGCTTGGCGGTACATGCAGTATAACCCTGACCAGTATCCAGTAGGTGATTATAAGTTTATCCCTTCTAGTTCTTTAGGCATCATTGCCCGTGAATATGAAGTGTCTCAGTTGGTTCAGTTGTTACAGACAATGCCTGCAGATTCTCCTATGTACCCAGAGATCATACAGTCTGTCATTGATAATATGAACCTTTCTAATCGTGAAACTTTAATAGCTAAACTTAAGGAGGCAAGTGTACCAGATCCAGTAGCCCAACAAGCTGCAGAGATGGACAACCAACAGAAGCAGGCTTACATCGCTGTACTTCAAGGGCAGGCACAGGAATCCGCAGCACGAGCGTCCAAAATATCTACCGAGACTGAACTCTTGCCCATCGCTGCCGAGACTGACCGACTTAAAGTACTTACTACTAACCTTCAAGATGGTGATCAGGACGAGAAAGAGTTCGCTCAACGTGCAAAGGTAGCAGAGTTAGTACTGAAAGAACGAGAGATAGTCAGTAAAGAAACTATCGTTAATAAGCAAATGTCAAATAATTAAAATAATACTTGACTTTAAGGGAGATCTGTGATAGACTCCCTATTACTTAACACAACTGAGAATCATTCTCAACTGCGTCCTATCAAGGAGAAACGCAATGTCAACAGAACAAGATCCCGAACTACAGAAGTATTTTGAAAGTTTACTAGATACTTTTATATCAGAGGGATGGAGATTCTTACTAGAAGATTTCACTGGGGCTGAAGAGTCCATCAGAGATATTATGCAATGTAAGGATGATAAAGATTTGTACTACAGGAAGGGTCAGCTTGATGTAATAGGCAGACTCCTCGCTTTTGAAACCAGCATCAAGAATTCATACGAGGATTTCCTTAATGATTCGAGTGTTTGATTTTGAATGTAGTGCATGTGGGTACATAGATGAAGTATTTGTGAAATCCGATAAACGGATAAGTCACTGCTCCAAATGTAGCCAACAGTCTCACAGGCTTCTTGCCGCACCTCTTAATAAGTTAGAACCCCACTCAGGCGACTTTGCTGGATCTACTATTAAATGGGCTAGGCAACGCCAAAAGCAAATAGAGACTGAACGTAAACGTGAATCTTCATAGAGAAGTAACTTCACATAATCTTTCCACAATACTATTATAGTACGGAGCATACATGGCAAACTTTTTAAGTGACGAACTTGAACCTCAATTATTAGATGGAGAGGAATTCTCCCAAGTTGGTGTCGAAGAGGAACCTAGTCCAGAGATGGATAATCAGGAAGAAGAAATCCCTCAGAAGTACCACGGTAAATCTAATGCGGAACTTATCCGAATGCACCAAGAAGCTGAGAAGCTCTCTGGTCGTCAAGGTAATGAAGTAGGTGAATTGAGAAAGCTGGTGGACGATTACGTAGTTAATCAAACAGTCACTAAGGCACCTGAAGAAAAGCTAACAATAAGTGATGTCGATTGGATTGAAAACCCAGACGGATCTGTTGATAGAAAGATTGATAACCATCCCGCAATCAAGAAAGCTGAAGAAGCTTCTCTTAGGTTCAACCAGATGGAAGTCATGAATAGGATCTCCACTGCACACCCTGATTTTCAGGAGATTGTAGCAGATGATTCTTTCCAAGATTGGATAGGCAAATCTCAAGTACGTATTAAGAAATTAAAACAAGCTGATCAATTTGACTTTGATGCTGCTGATGATCTATTCACTACATGGAAAGAACGCCAAGAACTAATAGGCCAAGCTAAAGCTGGTGCTGATATTGAGCGTAAGAACTCATTGAAGTCAGGCTCTAACGGTGGTGCTCGTGGTTCAGGTGAGGGATCTAAAAAGAAGTTCTTCAAGCGGTCTGAACTTTTACATATGATGCAACATGACCCTGACCGATATTTAGCTAATAGTGAAGCAATAACGCAAGCCTATGCTGAAGGTAGGGTTCGATAATAGTTTAAGGAAAACATTATGACTACTT